ATAGTTAACGAGGAGTGACGATGGATAGCCAAGACAAAGTTTGGGAAACTATTTACGGCGTTGCCCGTCAAGTGGCAACCCGTGCTAACCGTATGCACCGTGGCATCGTAACCACTGATGATGTGTACCAACACCTATCGCTGTGGGCACTAGAACACTGGCACAAGGTAGAGCAATGGCAAGCAGAAGAAAGTCTGAAGTTTAAACTGCGCAAGACTTTCTACAATGAGGCACAGAAGTATGTTGCCAAGGAACGCTCACACCTATCGCGCTCGCCTATGAATGACAGTTTTTATTACACACCCGAAGTACTACATGAACTACTGCGTGATGTGTGGACACATGAAGGCTGGACTGATACGCCTGACATGAGCAGTGAATACATTTCTCGCAGTGCTAAACCTTCAGAAGGTGGCAATCGCATAGCGTTGTTATCTGATGTAACTGCGGGGCTTGACCGTCTAAACGATAGTGACAGGAATCTATTGCGCATGCGCTATGCCGATGGTGGCATGGAGTTTGGTGCGTTGGCTGAGTCACTCGGAACCACGGAAGAAGCAATGCGCAAGCGTGTCAAGCGTGCGCTAACTAAGTTACAAGACAGGCTCGGCGGTGAAGCACCGCAGTGGCGTGGTCGTAGGCGTGTTCGTAGTAACGCAGAAGCAAGAGCAGAGATTAGAAATCAGGAGGAGCAAGAATGATTATCGGACTAAGCGGTTATGCCCGCAGTGGTAAAGATACAGTTGCGGAATTACTCGTATTGAACTATGAGTTTAAACGCAAGGCGTTCGCTGATGGCATACGCGATGCGTTGATTGCGTTGAATCCCATACTCCATGACGGTCACCGTCTAAACGAAGTAGTACAGATGTATGGATGGGATGTTGCCAAGGCTAAAGATGAAGTGCGCCGTTTGTTACAGGTCATGGGCACCGAAGTCGGGCGCAAGTTAATCCATGAAGATGTGTGGGTGTGGCGTTTGTTTAATCAGATTGACACTGATGAGCGTATCGTTATACCTGATGTGCGCTTTCCTAACGAAGCCCGCATGATTAAAGACAAGGGCGGAGAAGTGTGGCGTATAAACAGACACAACCATAGCGCAGTCAATGACCATGTATCTGAGCGTGCTATGGATAACTACATGTTTGACCGTGTTGTTTACAATGACGGAACTCTTGACGATTTATCTGACGAAGTGTTTATGTTAATGAGGCATGCGTTTAAACTGTGACAGAAGATGAGTTCACTGAAAGATTCCTTCTTCTCCATGGTGCGTACATACAGAAGTTTGTACAGAAAATTGAGTACTCAAAGATTACAGAGAAAGATGAATGGTCTAAAGGTTTAAACGCTGGTCTTGACTGGGCTATCCGTATTATTACTGGTGATAAATCTGCTTCATAAATAGAGAAGCACCCGCATCTGTGACTGGATACAGACCTGACGAAAGGATTTGTGCGGGTGCCTCTTGTTCTTAGTGTAACCTATCGTTGCGTTTCCTTCAAGTGTGGGTCGGTCAATCCCCACTTGCGTTTCTTGCGTTCTCTATCACGCATTACTGGTGTCATACCACCCCATATTCCGTAGCGTTCGTGGGCTAAACCCCACTCACCGCATGCTTCAATGACTGGGCATCCACCGCATACTCGCTCACGGATATAGCGTTCTTCTTCAGGCGTGAACTTATCTGTTACTGGGTAGAAAACATCGGTGGGTACACCGAAGCATTTAGCATCCTCAAAGTTGCGAGCGTTGTACACAAGCGTGTAGTACACACGATTGTTTAAACTTAATGCCTTGCGTACCCTATGAAATCTTGGTCGTGTTGACATAGCCTGCTCCTCTCAGAAACTCAAGCACTGTTGACAGCAGTATCTCTACCTTCATGGGTCGCAGTACCACTGGGTCACCTGCTTGTTCAGCGTTGAAGGTTAGTCCACTCAGTATGAGGTGATTCTCCAAGCCCTTGATTACCTCTTGATATTCGGTCATTAGTACCATCCCCTTGATAGATTACTGCCTAATGCTTTACAGATATTTCCACCGTATTTGCGTTGGATGTATGCGAGTCCTGCTTCAACCTGAACGAAGCCATCATCGGTGCGTTTAAACCCTACAAGTTTCCAAGTTACTGGCATGAACTGTGCGATTCCGTAGGCACCACTCTCGCGGTTGAGCGAGCGCGGATTCCAATTACTCTCGCGCATCCACAGTGTGTATAAACAAGACCACTGCTCTAACTTACCCATCTGTGTGAGCATGTCCACTGCGTAGCGTTGGTACTCGTTCTCGTAGAAGGCAACCACTGTGCCTGCCACCTTGCCGTCATTGACCAACGGTGTGATAGGCACATGTGATTTGTCAAAAAACCTGTCGTCTATCGCCACGCTTGCCGTGACGATGAGGAAGATAGCGACAATTCGTTTTAGCATTATGCTTCCTTTTCCTGTTTGGCGCTGATGTTTTGTATCAGCGTGAGTAAGTAATCGGGGATGTCTGTGTCGTAGCCTTCGTCATCTGACTTACCTACAAGGATGACACTGCCAACAAGGTGAGGCGTGTTGCCGAATAGATACGAGATTGCGCTTGCTAGTGGGTTCAGTGGCTGGCTCTTGAGTAACCCTTCATCATCTAGATATATGTTACCAACCTCGGAAGCATTGTAATCGTATAAACGAATGGCATCAATCCAACCACCAACTGCTTCTTGATAATCGGAGAGTTGTCTAAACACTTTCTCCTCATGCGTCCCATCGGGGCGTATGACTACGCCTTTGACTGGCTTTAGTTCAGTCATTTTCCTCTCCTTCTGCTAGTGATTTCATTAGGTCGTTGATGCTTGGTGCTTTGATGTCGTCATCACAGATTGCTCCGTGAGGCACGACTGTGTTTGAGATAGTGCCACCACATGCGCCACATTTGCTCATGAGTTCAGCCCTTCCATCATGTCGTTTAGTTCTGAGTAGGATAACTTATCGCTAATCCATTTACAACCATCTTTAGTAGTTGCGTTCTCAAGTCCAGCGATGCGCACCCAATCACGGTAAGGCTTCGCACCTTTGTATGCCTTCATGAATATGCTGGCGGATATGTACAGTGGATAGTCGTTGTTTATCCACAGCGCACAGTTCCAAGTTTCGTAGTTCTTCCAGCCTTCGTAGGTTTGTGTCCGTGTTTGTGTACTCATGTCTAAACACCAGCGCTTTCTTCTAGTTTGCGTAGTTGTTCTCTGATTCTTGCTAGGCGTTCTGCCTTTGTTGCGTGATTGCGTAGCCCTAGTTTGGCGCACTCCTCACGATAGAGAGTTACATATTCCTCTCGGTAGCGTTCCACGAGTTTGCTTTTCGCCCTGCTTTGTGCCAGTGCGTGCTTGCTCGTGGGTTCTTTCTTTGTTGTGTCGCTCATTAGAATGGACGCTCCACCATGGTGTTCATCTGCTTACGCATGTCGCTGATACGAGCGCGTAGGTATCTGTTCTCTCTTTCAAGTCGTGTGTTCGCACGAGTTACAGAGAGGACTAGGATAAGTGCTGCGATTAGTCCTAAACTAACCGCAATCATATCGGTTACTAACATTTTTTCCCTTTCGTAGGTGTGGCGTTGTTGCCACTGTCAGATAATTACACACACGAAAATATAAGTCAAGCATTTATGGATAAAAAATAAAAATAATTTTCTGTACTGTCTAAACAGCACGAACAATTCCTGGAATTTCTGGCGGCATAACTGTCAAGTGTTTAGACAGTACGAAATAGTTGTAACTACATTGTGCGCACAACAAAAAAACCCCCGCCGCAGCGAGGGTTCTCTTGTCTAAACACTAGAAGGATAAATCCTCCTTGTCATTCCACCATTGTGCGTAGCGTTGCGCTTTGCGTTGGTTGTACTTTCCGTAGTAATCCAACTCAGTGGCGTAAGCAGGCTCGCGTTCGGTGCGATAGGTAGACCACCAGTTGTGCGGTTCGTACCTGCTCGGCTTGAAGGTCTGATACTCAGTGATAGCACCGTCACGCACCTTGAAATACTCACCTTCTGATGCCTCATGAATCCAGTCAAGTTCGCAGTCTGTCATGATTGCTGCGTTCTCTACGGTGTCCTTGGTTGAGCCATAGAACAGCGAGCCAGTGCTTGCTTGCGCGAGCCATAGCGGGGATGAGTTGACACGCGCTAGGTGTAGCGTTCGTGGGTCATGTTGCGCAATCCATGCCAGTGCTGCGGTGCCATAGATTTCGGGCAGAATCTCCCACGGTTTACCATCACTGAAAGCGATGAGCGCAGCGACAGCCTCTGAATCTACCTGACCGACACGAGGCACACCTAACTGTCTAAACAGTTCGGTGTCGTTGCTGATGTGTCCGTTGTGCGTTAGCACAATCTTTCCGCGTGGGATTGGGTGGTTGTTGCTGGCAACTTTGGGTGAGCCTTGAGTTGCGTAGCGTGTGTGAAGAATCGCGGTGGTCGCGCCTTCACATAGGCGTGCGCCTGCCTTGGGCACGAAGTTGGTCGCGCTGGTTGCTGCCTTGCTGATAACCCTGCGCCCTGTGCGTGGGTTTATCCACGCAGCACCTGTGGCATGTTGTCCACGGTGTTCTATGTCGTACAGCATCTGACCAGCAAGGTCGCTGGTTGCGATGCGTGAGTAATGCTTAGCGTCTAAACAGTAGCCTGCTATTCCGCACATATATTTTTTCTCCAGTCTGTGTAGGTTATGCGTGAAGTATATCACACACTTTGTTTTAGTATTCGCAACCCTTACATGTGGGTTGTAAACAGTCGCCACAAGTGACGCGTTCGTTTAGACAGTCGGGTGAGTGTGGCTCACCGAAGTGCGAGCCACATTTCACGCAGCAATCATCGCTGTCGTATGTCATCGGGCACCACCACTGGTGTGTGCTTTGTACAGCGCCCACACTAGGAGCGCAATCAATACGAGCGCCGAGCCGTTGATGTATTCCACTGTCTAAACACCTGCCTCTACTGGCTCAAGTTTTTCGTCTAAACCGACAGCCTTCGCGCCTGTGAGAATAACAATTTCTCCGTGGCGTTCGTCAACAATCGCATTAGGGAAAACAGTGAACACTATATCCATCGCCTGCGATAAGGTCATTCCTTGGGTCATGATTTTTTCCTTTCGTCTAAACAGCAGGCGATTTGCCTGCTGTTCGTGCCCGCCGTGGGTTACGCTCCCACGCTCACCCACTAGGGGCGGGCTGCCTGCGCTATCCGTTTAGACGGGCAGCGCGGGTCTTGAGCCAATCGCCAGTGCTGGCGTTTAGACAGTCAAGCGACACGAGCGCATCAAGCAGGGTCTGGCACTGTTCAACGCTGGTCTGGTGTGACCATGGCGTGATGCCCACGGTGTCGGTGAGATTGAGCCCTAACTTAGTCGCGTCAATCATGCCTGCGATGAGTTGGCTCCATGCGATTGCTTTCACACCGTTCAAGGTGCCTTGGTGTAGGCGCACCTCAACGGTACCGTGACGGCGCACGCTCTCAAGGTTGAGCGATGTATAGCGGTCACCGTTGAAAGCGCCCACTTGATTGTTGAGCGTGAAAGACGCTTGGCGCTCTGCGTATTGCTGATTCAGCACACGGCAGAACCGATTGTTTAGACGGCTTGGCGCAACGAGCGCCGAAATTGCGTGATGACCTGCGTACCAATTCATGATGAAATTGGTGAGGTGACGCACGCCAGTGGATTCATCACCGAAAGCGTTTAGACCGATGTGGACATGGAAGCCAGTCGCACGGTCTACATGAGCGCCCGATTCTTTCAACACCTTGGTCACCTTGTGCGCCTCGTTTAGACGGTTGGCGGTAAGAATTGGGCTGACGATTTCAGCGCCATTGCGAACGCTGCCGTCATAAACGGCTTTCCAATTTTGGCAGGTGTCGTGAGTTGTATCGGGGCGCTCGCAAGCGATTCCCGCAGCGTTTAGACGGCTCGCAGCCGTGCTTGGTGTGATGCCTTGAACCTCAAATTCCATTCCGAAAGTCGTTGATGCGCTCATGGTTAGCGAGCCTCCTTCATGGATTGATTACAAGCGGGGCAGATTGGAGCGCCGTAGGTGATAAGGGTTGAACGGCTGATTCTTGCGATGTACTGGTCAACCTCGCAGAAAACTTTTTTCAAGCGGGTTGTCTGCTTAGGCGCTAGTTCAGCGCCTGCTGGTTTAGGTCTTGCCATGGTTGGTGCCTTTCGTCAGTGGGGCTGGTTTGCCCCTTCGGGGCAGAGTTTACTCACACTGTCTAAACAATTTCAAGCACCCTCAAAAAGCAGCGTCATTCACTGGTTTTTCGCATGTCTAAACACTGTCCGATTTCACGCCACGATGTCACGGCTTGAGCCATGGCATGTGAGTCCTTGTAAGTTACTACTGAGTAACCATGAGAAAACCATTGATTTATACTGCTTTTTCGTATTGTATGTTAGCGCGATGATGAGATTTTCTCGTGTTTTCTTTACTTTTTCGCATGTTACCGATGAGTAACTTATGAGCCATTGCGTGAGCCGTTGCGGATAAGTAGTTGAAAGTTCAACTATCTTGTGAGCGATGCGGGGCGCGGGGCGATGCGTGTACTAGGTCGGGGCGCTATCTATGAGTGAGTAAGCGCCAGTGCCCGCGCCAGTCCTTGTTGTGTGGCGCTTGAGCAACGCATTGCTAGTGCCAGCACTGTCTAAACAGTTCACACACATAGCAGTGCGATGAAAAATCGCACCCCAGGGTTTTTAAAATAGCGGAGCGTGTGTATGTATATCTCTATATACATAACTTTGCTAGTCCTCGCCCCCCATAAATGTGGCTCTGACCTGCACTTTTGCTGATTTACTATAGATGTGGCGTAAATCACACAACCAAAAGTGTCCGATGAGGACCTTTTGGACAC